GGCGGGCGACCGCCGGGTGATGGCTCAGTCGGTGGGAAAGGCCCCTCGATGTCCGTTCCGGGATCGGTGGGACGTGGCGTCGGCTCAAACTCTCCGTCGTAGACTGGTCCGCTGCCAGGTCCATTCGGCGAGCTGGAGGCAGCGTTCGGGTCTACCCAATCCGGTGGCGGGATGAGGTTACCGGCATCATCGACGTAGTAGGGAAACTGGTCCCGCATCGTCTTTACGGCCTTATTAAAGCCCGCAAAGACAGGGTCCTCTTGTGTGCTCTTGGCTTTGCCGAAGTCAATCTCTCGATAGATGCGCTCTTCGAGGTCGGTTAGCGTTTTCGCGTTCATCGGCGGACCCACGATCACGAACTCGTAATCGCCGCCAACGGGCATATCCTGGCCAGGGATCTGGAACAGCTCTTGCGCCAGAGCTGGCTCGACAACGACGCCGTCTAACCTCTTGGCAACGTCTTCGGCAGCGCCGCGCGGGACGATTTGGTATTCGGTGTAATTGCGAAGCTCGCTACCAATTGCTTTGGTAATCTTTGGGTCGAGGTTCCTCGGTGCACCGGACAAGGGAGCAGCAAAGCGCCCCTGTCGGGCCATGTCGACCAGCGTTTCGAGCACGGGGCGAAAGGCAGTCGTGCGGCTGCCGTACGCCGGATGCTCGTAGTATTCCTGCATCTGATTGCCGATTGCCTCTTGTTGGGCAACGCTCTGCTCGTTCAGATGGCGCTCGATGTCAGGGGCCACGGCGGCAGCTGCCCTGTCTCCAGCAGAACCAACGGCTCCGCGCCTGCCGGCATCCCTGACATGGCCCAAAATTTCAGGCGGCGCCTGAATACCAGTGAGCGGGTGCGTCCCTCCCCCGGCGGCCTCCAGAAGAGCCAGCGGCTTCTTGATGCGATCGGGCCCGCGAAAGACGTCATTGCGCACCCACCCGGCCACGTTGGCGACGGCATCCAGCGCGCCGCCAGCGACTCCGCCGACAGCGAAGTTCAGGGGCGCGTTGCTAGCCGCTCTCGAAGCGGCCTGCCCTACGTCCTGCCCTTCCCCTAACGCCGTGCCGAAGTCCTGGACCGCTCCTTCTACGGTGTTCCCGACGGCGCCGACGACTGCAGAGACAGCCGGGCGAGAGAGTCCGCGAGATGCGTAGTTGGCGCCTTTGAGCGCCATGTTGGCGGCAACGTTCGTCAGGTTGCCGGGCGCCCCGTAGCCGGCGATGTTCCCAACGACATACGACGCCGGAGAATGACCAATGACTTCTTGGCTGCTTGGCGGCAACTGATCAGCTGCGGCCGAACGCCCCTGATGGATGTTCTCGCCAACCTTGCTACCCGTCATGGGGTCCAGAACGTCTTCGACCTGGCCGTCGTTCGGATCGGGTTGGCTTAACTCGTACTCGGCTAAATCGCGAGCCGCATCATAGAGCGGGGTTGCCTGGCCCATTGAAAACGCATCGGCTACACCGAGGGCCGCCGGAGCAAGGCGGCGGTCAATGTTGTACTCCAGGCCTCCAGCCAAAAAGTCGACAGGTTTTTCTAGCGGGACATCGCGGTAACGCTGGATGCTTTGGCCGCGGGCCTTCGCTTCGTTCGAGCGCTGCTCCCAGACATAATCGGTATAACGCTTGTAGGCGCTGTCGTCTTCCGTGAGTTGGTCCAGGTGAGTCTGAGCCGGGACAACGTTGGACCCCTGAGGGATGCCCGTCATCGGGTCCGAGACGACCTCTACTCTCTCGGGAGAGGCGACACCTGTCCAGTCGCTCTCTCCAAGCTGCTTGAGCAGCTGCGGGTTGTTACGGAGCGCCTCGCGTGCTTCGCTGACCGATGGCTCGAAATGGTAGTTAAAGACCGAGTTGTCGGTGCGCTGCTGGGTTGGCTTAGCCGCACGGCTAGCCTCCGCGGCGTGGTCGATGATGGCCGGTAAGCGTGTCACCGGAGGCGCGACGAGTTTGCCCTCCTTGTCTACCTCGCGGTTCTCTGCCAGGTGCTCGTCAATGACGCGCCCAATCTTCTGAACGCGCTCAACTGCCTTGATGTATTCCGGGTTATCCGGCGTCATGTCTGGCCGCTCGGCGAGCGTATTCAGGTCATTCTGAAGACGGCGCTCCAGAGCCCGATAGACATTGAACTTGCCTTTGGGTATGGGCATTACTTCACCTCGTCCAGCAGATTCTCGACCTCGCCAGGCGGCAGGTCGCCGATCTCGGATTCCGACATATCCTCAAGCTTCTTGCCGCTGCTCGTGCGTCGACTAGCCTGAGCGCGGACGCGAGTGCTATTGGTAGTGTCTTGCGTCGTGCGAGCGGGGCCGACGGGGAAGTTTCCGGATTGATCCATGGGCCCGCTCTTCTGCGGCAACGGAACACCCATGGCTTCCGCAACGTACGGGTCCCAGAGCGAGCGCGGGATCTTCTGTGCGATCGTGTTGATGTAGAACTCCCGCTCTTCTTCGGAGGCGTTGCGATCCGCCGTAACGGTGGACAGCATCTGTTCCTGTGCGAGGCGGAGGTTGCGCTCGGACTCTTGCTTCGCCAAAGCGATTACGCCCATTAGCTCCCGGCGAGCATCGGGGTTTAGCGCGTTCGTGATCAGGTTTTCCTGGACGCCACGCTTAATCTTGGACCAGATGGTAAGGATGGCGCCATTTTTGACGTTCTCGAAGTCCTTGTCCGTCATCACGCCGGATTGGACCAAGTTACGAATCATTGAAATTGCCTGCGTGTCAGCGGCGGGCGTCTTCTTCTCCAGTAGCGCGCGGGCGGCATCGACGCCCATCCATCGCTTGGCGTTTTCCTTCAGGTCATAGTCGCGACCGATGATATCAACCCGGGTCTGGGCGTTCCGCATGAGCCTGTCATTGCGGCTATTATCCAGTGACTCACTGCGTAGCCCGAGAGAGGCCCGGGAGATTTCCGCCCGCTTCTCGTCGCCGATCAATCCAGCCAACGTATTGAAGGTCGGCTGCCAGAGCTTGAGACTTTCCTCGGGCGAATAACCAATGTTCGCCACCGCGTTATTGAGGTGGGTAAAGCGTTCCTGGTAACCGCTTGGGATACCTCGCTGTGCGCCTTCGAGAAACGGCATCACTCGCTCACGGTTCTGTGCAACCAGCTGCTCGGTATCGAGACGGAATGGATCGAAGGGGTTGGGCGGCGTGAGCTGGAGCGGCTCGTACTCGGGGCCGAGATCGGGCGACGCCTGCTCGGCGGGAGCCTGCTCGGCGCCTGGCTGCTCGGTGCCCGGGGGCAAGGCTGCGCCCGGCGGCCCTTCTGGAGGGAGCGTCGGTGACGGCAGCTGCATTCCCGGCGGAGCCGTGCCGGAGGAGCCAAGGCTCGGGTCGGCGGCGGCGCCAGGTGGCGTGTCCTGCGCTGCCGGTCCCGGTGGCGGGTCGAGCGGGGCGGCGCTCGGCGCACCCTGTGGGCCCATCGCGGGCTGCTGCTGTGGCAACGCTGCGGCGCTCGCGCCCGGTAGAGCGTCGTACGGGTTGCGAATCGGTCCTTCGCCAAAACGCGCAACGAAAGGCTGACCGAGCCGGGCGCCGTTGGGCTGACCGCCGAAGATGTCATCTCGCGTCTGCTGATAGTTTGGCTGCGACCGATCGGGAGCAGCAGGCGCCTCAAAGCGCCAGACGGGGCGCCCATGCGGCCCCATCGTTTTGACGGCTTTCCCGCCGGCTTCTACGATGGCGCCCGCCAAAGCATCTGCCTTGTTCAGATCTCCAGCGGCGACTGCTTGGCGAGCGTCGTTCACTAGGCGGTCGGCCTTCGCGTGCCGTTTCATCGCTTCTTCGTGCGCGGACTCCGCCCGGGTTACTTCGTGCGTTGCGGCGAAACGAGTATTGCCGTCCCGCCGTGAGGCCTGCGTCTCTTGAAGGTCTTCACGATGCTGACGGGCCTGATTGTCGATGCGCTGTCGCCCGTGGCGAGCTTCGATGATGTCGCGGAAGCCTTGTCCGAAGTCGTACTGCTGGAGCGGACGGGGCTGGTAGATGTACCTGGACGGATCGAACGGCATGGTTAGGTTCCCTTCGATTCCTTGTTGGCCTGGTCACCTGACGCCATGTCCCAAGCGGCTTTGGCGTCCCGGAAGATGCGCTCTTGTTGCTGCGAGTCCCAGCCGCGTTGGTCGGCGGTCTGAGCGATCATGGTGCTGAGCATCTGATCGAACGTGGCCTCGTCGGCACCGAGCAGCTGATCATAGTTCTTCGTGAAGAAGCCCATCACATCCTCGGACATGCCTTCGAGATCGCCATAGAGCCCGGAGATGCGACCCTCGCGGTCACGTTGCGCGTCGCCGGCAGCCCTGAATGCTGTGTCGCGGTCGTTGTCGTAGGCATGGTCGGCCTTAAATGCCGTGTCGATCCCGGCGCCCATGCGCTCTAGTCGTTGATCGTCGATGCCGAAGGCGATATCGCTCATCGCCTTGCCCTTGTCGAACCCCATCTCCTCAGCTCGGAAAGCCAGGTCGCCGTACGTCTTGACACGATCAAGCTCGTCTCGGCCCTGTTGCTGATTCAGACTGAACGCGCCTTGCCCGGACAGATCCGCGGCCCGCCCCTGGCTGCCGAGCAGAGCGAACCAGTCAGCTTGGTTCTTGCTGTCGGCAAGCGAGAAATCGGTGCCCGCCTTGGCGCGGTTCGCTTCGACGTCTAGCGCAGCGCCAATGCTTCCGTTAAGCGCTGAGCTGCTGCCGTAGGCGCCACGAGCGGCAGCCTGAGTGTTCACGGCCGACATCGTCTTGTCGCGCATGCGATCGTAGTAAGCGTCGAACTGCGGCTGAAGACTCCCGGGCAGAGCCCGCTGGGTCTGCTCGAAAGCCTGTTCCGCCAGGTTCGGACCGCGGTAGCCGCCGGATGTCGCGTTCTGCGAAGCCGTAGGCGAGTTGAGGGAACCGGAAAGACCGTTCCAGTAGCTCTGGCCGGCGCCGGGCTGGCCGATGCTGCCCAGGATGCCTGCGTTAAAGGTCTCGCTCTGCCACGGGTCATTAAACTGACCCAGTTGTTCGTTGACCCAATCTAGCTGAGGGTTTTGGAACCAGAGCGCCTGGTTGTTGTTCCAGAACTGTTCCCGGACTCCGGGCGTCGACATGTCGTGGCCAAACGGCGCCGTCGTCGGGTTGTAGTGCCCGCCACCATGAGCGACCGGCGCAGGTGGAGGCGGCGGAGGCGCCGGCGGCACCATCGGGTCGGGGAACAGAGGCGGCGTTGGCGGAAGCGGACCGCTGAACTCCGGGACGTCCTTGCCCGACGTCTGCCGGGGGCGCGGCGGGGGCTGAGGACTTGCCCCGTTGCGAGTGGCCATGCCGGAGCTGCCTGCCCCGCCACGGTAACGAGCGTTGATTCGATCAGGGGTGATCTCGCTAGGGTCCATTAGCGCCTCCCGTAGGGTCCCATGGTACGCGGGTCGACATAGCCGGGCGGTGGTTGTCCCGGCGGGGCACTGCCAAACGCCGCGGTACGGATATCGTTCTGCTGGCTTTGCGGCATCGGATTCTGCAACATGGGTTGCAGATCGAACGCTGGGCCCTGTTGCCCCATCATGCGACCCAGCATGTCGTTGCGAGGCCCGAAGGCGAGCGCTGCCTGGTTCATCGCCTGCATGCGCCCGCCCATCATGTTGGCGCGCTGCATGGCAAGCATCTCTTGAGCTTCCTCGAAGCTTCTCTGGTGCGCTTCTTGAGAAGGATCACCAAAGACGGCGCTACTGACTCCGCCCACTACTGGAATCGAATTAACAACCTTGCGGCCCCAGTCCCAAAATCCCATGATCGCCTTTCTTCAGGAACTCAGCACGTCGAAGTCTTCCGTGACTTTGACCAATTGGAGATTCGCCGAATCGCTGAATGTGAAGCGCCATTGGCGGCGCCTATAAGTACCTAGCGAGTGAAAGCGCTGGACGATGAAGTTATCGCCGATGACGCCCGTGTCGATGAAAAGCGGCCCTTGCCAAGGGCCCGTGTCGTCCCGCCATTCGAGGCGACCAAGCGAAGTGGTGTTGCTGGAGCCGCGACGAATGGCCACCTTGATGGAGCGACATCGCTTGAGGTTGTCCGTTTCGCGGTTGATGAAACCGCTGTCGACGCGGGCGACGATGAGTTCGCCCAAGTCTGAGAACGAGTCCAAGCTGAACTTGCCAATCTTCCCATCGAGCGTGCCGACGACGTTCAATCCGCCGTCTCGTCGTAGGTAATGAGCATTCGCGATGAGTCGCTTGAGGTTCCCGCCTGAGACGTCCCAGCCAAACCACTCACTCCAGCCGCCGCCGACCTGGAAGGAAAACGCTCTGCCGTCGGTGGGGAAGACCCATACGAGGCAGTCGACGTGGCCCAGGAAGACCCGGAATCCGAAGCAATCGGTAGGGTCATTCAGCGCGTCCAGCTGCCGCTTGATGGGCGCTTCTAGGTTCTGGAACTGCCTGCCATCACTGTACACGATACGCCGATGTTGGTCGAGCCAGAAGAAGTCTTGCCCCTGCTTGATGATGCTGTAAGGGGCAAGCGTCCCGCTCTCGCGAGTGGCGGCTGGCGCAAAAGGTCCGTTGGCGTCAGGTACGAAGATTTGCAGGTTGTCCTTGCCCCAAACGAATACCTCGTTGGTGTTCTCGTGCACTGCCATAATGGGATCGGGGCGAGCCTCTGCCGTAAAGAAGCCGCCGTTTTCGTCGAGCCCGGTGTTTGCCCACTGCTCGTGCCCGCTCGTGTCCACGGTGCCCTGGCTGATGCCGCTAAAACGGACCTTCGTCCTGTCGATGCTAACGTCATTGGCAAGAAGACGCGACGAATTGGCGGTGACATGCGAGGCCAGCGGCGGCGCCCCCAAGAGCAACGAACTCTGAAGCGTCGAGAGCCGGACCTTCTGCATGTCAGCTCCGCCAGCAATCACGAGGAACACCTCGGTCTCGGCAAAGGTTGGGCGCCCGGTGCCGCGCAGAGCAGTGTTGGCGGCCTGGCTCAGGTCAGACGCTGAGCCCCCGGCGATCTTGTAGATCTTCCTGGCACCAGGCCTGCCACCAACGGCAAAGAGCTGCGCGTCGTTCGTGGCGTATAGCCCAGTGATGCCATCCGGGTCGATGACAGTCGACGGTGCCTCGGAGTAAAGACCGATCCCGGGTCGCTTGCTGATGACACCCTTCGGGTCGATGACGACGTTGATCGCGGACGGCGCCGAGCCGCCCAGCTCTTCGTAGCTGCCTTCTTGGAAGGGGCCAAAGACGATGTCCGCTTGAGGCACTGCGATCCCTTAGGGGGTCATGAGGAACCCAGGGTGACCCAGGGTGTTGTGATAGGCGGCGGCAACAGCCGGATACTCAACGCCAGCTGAAAGCAGAACCTGTACGACGTCCGCAGTGACGAGGAATCCGTCTGCCACGGCCCCGTACTGAACGAGAGTGAGATCCGGTTGCACGACGGCAACATCTTCCGTGCCGCCGGAGTCGTTGATGATGACGAACATGGTGCGGGCGCCAGGCGGCATCATCTTATAGGCGCCATCGCGCGCCTCACCGGGGAAGTCCTGCCCATCCAGGTCAACCTGAAAGGTGGCTGCCCCCGTAAACGTCAGGATAACCGTATCGGCCATCATCTGGGCAAACGGGAGTACCCATTCTTCCGCTGTCGTGAAGCGCAACGTCTTACCGATGCGGGACCCTAGCACGACTTGACAGGTCAACAGCGTCCCGGAGTTGCCGCTGTTGTCGTAGATATGCCCGGGATCTTCTAGGTCCGTGGGGTCAGTGAAACCCACGAACTCATTAGACGACTCGCTGAAGACCGAGCCGTTCGCAAGCCCGTCGAGATTGAAGACGAAGCCGTCGCTCCCTCCGTCGTAGAACTTGTTTCCAACGAACGAGCCAAGGTATCGCCCGGCGGCCTCGTTAGAATGGGCGTCGATGTGATGGTAGACGCCCGACGTCACGGCGGACGCATCAAAGTTACATTGCGAAACAGAGAAGTCCGGACCTGTGATGATGGCGCCGGTAAAGCTCGACGAAACGACGAAGGTGCAGCCGGCCACAGAGAAGAAGGTCTCCCCGTCGTCGGCAAGATTCAAAAGGGCGCTCGAAGCATCGAAGACATCGAATACGCAGTTGTTGACATGAACAGTTGTCCCGCCGTCGACATCAAGGCGCTTGATTGCCGCGTCTTCGACGTTGCCGAGCCCAAAGTAGCAGTAGTCGATAGAGATCGACTGGCTCTCTTCTAGCTCGATGATGGCCTGATAGGTGGCCGTGGTCGTGAACCCGAGCCCGGTGATGCGCTTCTCTGCGCTGACGGTGTTGTCGGTGAACTTCAGCAAGAAGTCACCGGCACTCGTCCCGCGCAGGATGGAGGAACCGCTGCCGCAGCCCATCAACACAACGCTGTCAGTGGCGATGGTTAGCGCAGACACCACGTATGTCCCTGGCGGGAAGAAGACAATTCCTCCCCCGGCGCTGTCAGCTGCGGCGATGGCGGCCGTGATCGCCGTCGTGTCGTCGGTGGCGTTGTCGCCGGTTGCGCCGTAGGCGGGCGCCTTGACGTTAATGAATAGGCCAACAAAACCGGCGAGTGCCGTCTGGATATTGGTAGCGGACCCGTTCAGTAGAACTTGCCAGTTAGAAGCGCCTGCGGAGGTGATCCACTTGTCCAGGATCGCCTTTAGCGTAATCGGCTCACCAATCGTGTTCGACGGGCTGCCGTCGTAGGCTGTGCCAGTGAACGACGTGCTCCGAACCTCCACGAGCGGCGCCGAGTTCCCGATGGTAACCGTTCTGAGAAGCGTTCCGGATGAGCTTCGCAGCTCGATGTCGCAATAGGCGTCACAGTAGACTTCGGCGGCGCCGTTGGAGTCCAGCGTGACCACGTTGCTGCCTGGCTGCGTCGTCGCCTCAAAGTCGTTGTACATGACCGTGGCGGCACTGGACGACGTGCCCCGCAGAAGGAAGGTGGCCGTGCCAGAGGCGGCACCGTTGACACCAGCCGCGAGAAACTGAACCAGGGTGGCCATTAGAGACTCCTCCCGGACCATGGGGTAGAGTGCATGAACACGAGATCGGGTGGCGTGTTGTTGGTGTCGTAGCTCTTGAGCTTTTCGAAAGCCAAGTCACGGTCGGTGCGCGTCATCGCTCGCTCCTCCAGGGGCATACTGGAGTCCGCCATCAGATCATAAGCGAGCGCTAGGATAGCCCACCTCTCCCAATGGCGCTTAAAATCGGGATTATCACTTCCAGTCGAAGAGCTGCCAGGGATCCGGTGAGTCCGAAACCGAATTTGCCCAGCCTCGCTTGGCACAGGCCACAGGCGCAATTGCAGCGCACCGTCGAGGTTCTCTGCATTCCTCTCCAGGTAGTAGAAAACCGGCGTACCAAGCGACGCCTTGCTGGAAAGCTGGTTCCACCGGAAACCAGAGAGCGGTCTGACGGGGGTTTCCCCGGTCGTCTTTTCAACTTCGGCACCATTGGAGGAAGGAATGAAGGAGCCGTCGTCCATGACGTTCAACACGTCGGCGGACAAGGTGTATTCGTTAGTGTTCGCGACGACGGTCAAGAACTCGTGCTGAACAAAGTACTCGAAAAAGCGCTCCGTGGAAGCGGAAGCCAGGATGGTGTTGAGCAGATCTCGACCATGGGCCGCCTTGGCGGCCCAATGAGTATCGGTGCCGATGCCGTATTCAATGGGCAAAAGGCCGGCGCGCTTGAATGCCTTCAAGACGATCTGATCAATGGTTGGCACCGTCGCCGGAGTCGTACTGATTGCCATTAGCTGTCATACCTCGTGATGTCGGCGGCGCTCGTGCGATGGATGACAGGCAGCGTGCGTGAGTCGTCTCGTCCGCCGTCAAAACGGTTGGGGTGCTTGTACACCTGCGCGGAGCCCTCCGCGTTCATTCGCGAGAGCTGCGTTTCGTCCCGGCCTTTGGCGCAACCGTTAGCCCCGGCACACGCAAGCAATCCGCCTTCCTTTCTGACAAGTTGATGACGCATGTAGGCTGCCCCGCAGTAGTCGCAGCAGGCGCGATAGGTTCCGCGCGGCCAGTCTTTGCGGGCTTTGTTCGGAATAGTTTTCGCCATGGCTTTGCCTTAACGACTTCGCGGAACGCCTGTTCCAGAATGAAGAGCCCGAGCTTGAGGATGGGTGAGGGCATAAATAGAAAAGACCCGAGCAGCGAAGGAGTGCACGCCGCCCGGGTCTAAGGTTGCGGCTTGCCGCGTTGGGTTAGGAACCCGCGTGTGGCTCGGTGAGCAGCCCGCCCAGGTCGGCGTCGTCAACGCAGTAGTTGTTGAAGTTGCCGATCAGCGTGCACGTATTGAGCGAGAGACCGATGTCCGCGCCATTCGGGTCAGCGCCCGTCATGACCTTGATGTAGTTGTCGTTGACAATACCCTGGGCCGTCGCGCTGCTGATGAGAATGCCAACGGCGCCAGACGTCGTCTCCAGGTTGAACACGCGATTGCGCGACACCCGGAGATTGGTCGCGGCCGCGCTGACACGGACCAGCGCAACCGTTGCCGCCGCGGCGGCGCACAGGTAGTTGTCCGCAACTACCACGTCGTTCGCCGCGCCGCTGATTTCGACAATGCCACCGCCGGTGAGCGGCTCGCCTTCATCATCGCTGAGGCAGTCGTTGCCAAGAAAGCGGAAGCCAGAGCCGCCGGCTGCGACCTCCACGCCCTGATCGGCGCCCGCTGATGCGGCGGCACTCTGGACGACGATCTTATTGCCGATGAGTGAACAACCAGCGGCGCTCACCGTGATGGGAGCCGCAACGTTGTCGATGCCGGCCCAGTCCAGCACCATGTTTTCGATGGTGACGTTGGCCACGTCCAAGAGCAACGTTGCCGCCGTTGTCGTCCAGGTCAGCTTGGGCGCAGTCGACTCGTTGACGTTGCCAAGGCCAATGAGTCGCATCCCCGACACGAGAGTGACGTAGTCCGCGGCGCTCACCGACTCGGCATAACCAGGGAGCGCAAAGACCACGTCGCCCTTGCCGGAGCGAACACGGCCAGCCGCAGCCGCCAGCGTAGAGACCCGCAAGTTCTCCGAATAAGTGTCCTCGAAGATGCCGGCGGGACCCAGGTACGCGGCGACCCGCGCACCGGGGGCGAGCCAAGAGCCGTACGTGGTACGGACTCCCATGCTCTTGGAGCCTACAATGGGTAGGTTATTTCCAATGGCCATGCTGGTTTCCTTAGGAGTTGCTGAAGAACACGCAGCGAGGCTCGCTCGTGCCGTTGTCCCAGCGGCCGCTGAGGCTATAGTTCATCAGTTCGGCGTTGTGATCGATCCAGGTCTTGCTCTTGAACTTCGAGCGCCACCGCATCTGAAAGCCGTTCTCGGCGTCAGTCTTGATGGCCCAGTTGGTCGCGGTGTTCGTCCAGTACTTGAGTTGGACGCGCTTGATGTTGTTGTCGTACTCCTTGATCGTGTTGATCGCGGAGAAGTTGCCCATCTCCGGATCCATTTTCGAGCCAAGAAGCGTCGTCCATACGGCGCGCTGTTGGACAGGGTGAAGGATGGCGACTGCCTTGTAGCCCTGGATGAGACCGTCATGGTCAACCATCTGGTCGAGCTGAGCAATCGCGGCGTTCCAGCTCGCCGTGCTCGGCGCCATGCTAGTGGCCAACATGTTGCTGAAAGTGCCACCGGCGGGCAGAGGGTGAGACGTGGAGGCAAGGGCAACCCCGTCCGGGCCAGGAAAGGCGGCGTTCGTTGCACGAGCCAGCAAGTTGGTGCAATCGATATCGGCAGTCTTGAAGCCAGCCCGCTTCAGGCGCTTGATGGCCTGAATCACCTTCGGGTACTTCGAGTCGTCCATCGCCTCCTCCGTGACGATGTACTTGGCTGCGAATTTCCGCGCCTGGTACCGCTTGGTATAGCCTTCGGTAATCGTCAACGGGACGATCTCCGTACCTTCTGCCGTCTCGGCGATAAGGCCGCCGCCAGCGTATTCCTGGTCGTCTTCGTAGTTGTCGCTCATTGGGCGGTTTGCCATCCACTTTGGATAGTCAAGGTCCGCCTCTACACCGTCGTACTCGTCGGTGATAATCGCGTCGAGCGTCGACTTCAGGTTCAACGCGACGGTGGAGGTGAAGATTTCGCCTGCCATGTTAGTCTGTTCCTATTCCTTGAGAGTGAGGGTTACGCCAGGCCCGTGGCAGTGAACATGGGCTCGCGGCCTTCGTTCAGCTGGACGAGCAACTTGACGTTCGCACCCGAGAAATCGACGTTCTCGGCCGACTTGCTGATGCCGAAGATTCGGAAGTGCGCGGTGGCAGAGCCGGTGCTCGTTAGGTCGAGCTGCGGGTCTGCGCGGGGCTTGTCCGGGTTGGAGATGTCCCGGGTGTAGACCAGATCGGCGTTGTGCTCGATGATGGCCCGGTACGCCGCTTCGGTCGTCAGAGCGCCGTTGCGGTGATCGATCTCCCAGACGTCGCGCCCGAACGGAAGCACGGCAACGCGCGTCTCGTTGGCCTTCGTCGAATAGCTCGTCCCACTCGGGTAATAGGACGCAGGCCGGGACTTCGTTCCCGAGTAGTCGAGCTTCACGTTGAGGAAGCCGACAATGACACCGAACGGAACGGCGCCAGACGTCGTCGTGTCACCGGCGAGCGCAAAGGTCCCGTCCGTGAGGCGTTGCACTGGGTCACCAATGGACAAGCCGACGCTCTCGTTGGTGTTGATCAGAGGAGCGTACGCCGAAGCGATGACGCCTTCGATCGCCGAAGTGCGGCCAACGCCCGTGATGGAACTGTAGAAGCGGAAGCCGTACTTATGTCGATTGTCAGCCATGGTGTGTGTTCTTTCCCCAGGACGGGATTAGGAGTGCTTAACGAAAGACTGGAGCCTGGTTTTGCTCTAGGTCTGAGATGTCGACCTCTTCACGGGCGCCGGCTAACGGGACCCGTTTCTCAAGGTCATTGCGCTTGATTCGATCCATCAGCTTGTCGTAGTACGACTGCCCCGTGAGGCCCGTTGGACCGTTGAGGAAGATCTCGATGGCTCGCTCCAGGGAGCAACTAAGGAGAAAATTCCCTCTCCAGGCGAGCGGTTTGCCGTCGACAACAGGCTCCCCGAGAACGATGCGCACGCCGTCAGGCGTGGCCTCTTCGAGCCGAAAGCCGATGCTGATGTAGTACTCGAATGAGTAAGGGTGCTGCGTATCCTTGGGCGCAAGCACGTACTTGCGTTCAGGGTCGGCGTTTATCAGCTGGCCATCGTGGCCGGCCTCGTGCGTCGGGCGCGTTTTCGGCGTGACTCGTGTCTGGTTCAGATCCGGCGATTGTCGGTGCCGGACGACCTGCGATCGTTGCATGGATCAGCTCCTTGATTCTGTCGGGTGGATTAGCAAAACGCTATCCAATTACTTGTGCATTTGGATTAGGCCACCGATTAGGGCGTCGAACGGCGCGCCTTCTGCGCCTCGCGCTGCGCGCGGATGCCTGG